TTACAGAATATATTATGAAGCGTATGCCGAGTGATGTCGCATTTTTTCGTATGACCGACATGAATCCCGCATCGGCATTTACAAGTGTAATCAAATCCGATGAAATGACGATGGAAGAAATGGACAAGATCATGACAGGTCCGCGCGTTATGTTTATCACTAAAATGTTGAAATGGAAATATAATCGTGCTCGCCCCGCACAAATTGCGCCGGAACTCATCAACGAAAAAAACGGCACACTTCTTCATTCCGACTCCGCGGCGACGCCAGCCTATCCATCAGGTCACGCAGTTCAGGCTTATTATTTAGCGAAAATACTCGCTCGACGATTTCCTGCGAAAACACAGGCAGTCATGGAAATTGCGACGAAATGCGCAAATATTCGGATTATGGCGGGTCATCATTATCCGAGTGATCGCGATTTCGGGTGGTGGGTGGTTGATAGGTATTTAACGGATGATTGACTACGTATGTTGCGGTGGTGACCTCTTTTTCACTAAGTTGGTCATCATTTTTTCATAATTTACATCTTGTTTTTCGATGTCGCTATATCCTTGACGCTGAATCACACAAATCGGTGTAATCAAATACCATCGGTGTTCGCGTTGAAGACGTTTCCAATACATATCACACGCAAATGCCGGTGTATTCGATGGATTTGCGCTAAGACCCGCAAGCGCTTCTTCGAAATTCTGAATCAACGTATCATAATATCTACTACATACAAGATAAGCTGTCGCAACTTGACAATTCGCAACCCGAAAACAATCAGGGGCCTCTATTTTGAATGGCGGGAAATTATTACCCGATAGTAAAAGAACATCCCATGCGTCATGAAACCGTGAAAGAAACGAATTCACCTGATGAACAAGTATTTCGGGATGAATAAAATACGCGTCATCTTCTAAAATTAGAACATGATCCCATCCGTTATTTTTTGCGATGCGCAAACATTCGAGATGGCTCTTGGAACAACCGATTGCGCCATGTTCATGATGGATAGCAGAGAAACGCGCAACCGGATAGAATGAATAGTATGCTGGGTCACGTGAATGAAGTTCTTCTATATGTTTCTCGAATATCATACGACGGTCTGTGCGAATATCTAGATTGATAAAAATCGCATTTTTTATATCGGAAAAACGACGCAACATAATGGAATGGAATGGAATGGAATGGAATCGAATGGAATCGAATGATACATAGTTATTACGTATTTTATTTATTTGACTTTTATGAAAATAATGGGTTATAACTTAAAGTTTTGTCGTATATATTATTTATAATACTACGATATGATTACAATCAATATCATGGGTGGGTTGGGTAATCAGCTATTTCAAATTTTTACAGCAATAGCAACCGCACTTCGAAATCGCGATACATTCTTTTTTTTAAAATATCACGATCTGGGCGGACATCCTGGACATCCGCGACATACATACTGGGATAGTTTATTTAAAAAGTTGTCTAATTATTTAAAACCTTTGAACGAAACTTCATTAAAAGAAACAGAATCATTACCATCATGGAATGAAAGAGGTTTTACATTTAGCCCGGTTCCGACAGATACAAATAATAAACCACTTCGATTAACTGGCTATTTCCAGAATGAGAAATATTTCAAGGATAAATACACCGAAATATGCGAACTGATTGGATTATCTGACCAAAAGAACATGATAAAACAATTATACGCAAATGATGAATGGAGCCGCGATTATATCGGTAGTCCTAGTAAAAGTCGTACATTAGTTAGTATTCATTTTCGTATTGGAGATAGTGTCCAGAATTTACATATTCACCCAGTAATGACGATAGATTACTATTATCGATCGATCTCGTATATTGTTGAACATCATACCGATACGAAGATAGCGAACACTAGTGATTTTACATTTCTAGTATTCTATGAACCTTGTGATAAATTAATCGTTGAAAAAAATATTGCGGCATTACAACAACGTTGCGACGAAACATTCGGTGGAGGTGGTAAAATAAAATTTGTTTTTGTGGTAGATACAATTCCCGATTGGCAACAAATACTACTTATGAGTGTATGCGACCATAATATTATACCAAATAGTACATTTAGCTGGTGGGGTGCGTATTTTAATGATAATCCGAATAAAATCGTGTGTTACCCAAGTATTTGGTTTGGTCCAGGTTTATCTCATTATGATACAAGTGACTTATGCTTAAAAACATGGCATAAGATTATTGCCTGATGATATAATTTCAATATAAATCAAATCCATTATTTTATTTATATCATGATAACAATAACAATCATGGGTGGGTTGGGTAACCAACTTTTCCAAGTGTTTAACACGATTGCCGCTGCACTACGTAATCGCGATACATTTTTTTTTATGAATTATGAAGTTTTGCCGGGAAATCCTGGTCATCCAAGATATACACATTGGAGCACCTTATTACGAGAGTTGCGTAAGTATCTTACGCCAAGCAATAACGTGACAGATAAGATGTTTCGGTCTTTACCTCGATGGGAAGAGATTGGGTTTCATTATAAACCGATTCCGACCGAGACTATGAAATATCCCAAGCCTCTTCGTCTTCATGGCTACTTTCAAAGTGAGAAATATTTCAAGGATAAATACGGTGAAATATGTAATATGATACAGCTCCGTGAGCAACAGACATGGATCAAAAATATCTACGGCAGCGAAGAATGGAGTGAGGATTACCCGAGAAGTCCAGCGAAAAAACGTATTCTTGTAAGCACGCATTTTAGAATTGGTGATTCTGTTCAGAATTTACATATTCATCCGGTGATGTCGCTTGATTATTATTATAACGCGATATCGCATATTGTAACGGCAACCACAACCACGTCCACGACCCCCGAGAGTTATTCATTCCTTGTATTTTATGAACCATGTGATAAAGCAACGGTTGAGATAAATGTCGCATTATTGAAACAACGATGCGTTGATGATAAAACCGGAGTAACGTATGGCAGAGATATACAATTTCATATGGTGAGAGATACGATCGCAGATTGGCAACAAATGCTACTTATGAGTGTATGTGATCATAATATTATTCCGAATAGCACATTCAGTTGGTGGGGTGCGTATTTCAACGCCAATCCAGCGAAAATTGTTTGCTATCCGAGTATCTGGTTCGGTCCAGGTGTGGCTCATGACACGCAAGATCTTTGGCCTGAATCATGGGTGAAGGTAGACGCAAGCACAACTACAACAATTTGAAGGTTTGTGTGGCGGATGTATATTGTATATTTATGTATGGTATATGTACAATAACCCTTCGCAATAACGGTAGTTATCATATTACCGTATATGAATTGACTGTCACAGAGGCGGTCTATAATCCGTGCCGTTTTTTCGGTTTATTCACGAATAACGCGCAAAGTTTTTTATAAATCGCATAGTCTCGCGAGTGGCGGGGTAGGGTCGGTGCGCAATTATCGGAAGAAAGCGAGGCGGACGTAAGGTCGGCTGCGGCGGCTCCATATCATGATTACGCGCTCATGGCGTCGGTATAAACTCCCAATCAAACTCTATACATATCTGTTTCCAAATCTGGTCTTGTTCAATCCGCTTCTCTCGATCTTTCAACATCGGAAAGAATGGGAGGAACTCATACCGCCCAAGCAGTTCGCACAACTTATACACCGTATAATAATAATTCAGGAAATTCACTCGGTCGTCCGGACAGAACTTTGCGTAAGGACCCTGTATTTCCATGAAAAGGTTACACAACCGCTCTTCCAGGTCAGGTGTCATTACCGGCGGTTTAATCCCCAGCTTATCTTTAATAAATGGTATATGCTCGTAGTATTTATTAAACCCGAGTTTTTTCATAATCTCCTTCGCTTTTTTATCGGTGAATTGAGAGATTTCAATCCGCTCCTTCTTGATCTGTTGTTTAATGTTTTCAAGCACATGTTCTGGTATCGACGTGGTTTCTTTCGCCTGAAATTGCGCGAGGATTTCACGGAAGTGATTAATCCGTTTATACGCGTAAAAACACGCCTCCTTAGGCGGCTCCTTATACGACGGCTTCTCATTATCGATCAGAAATACAACTTGTTTAGAGCATTTATTACAAACCATAATGCCTTCACTTTCAATCGGAATCATTTCACCTTGACGACAAAATTGACATATATCCGTTGAATAGACGTATTTAGAAACATCCATATAATTTTGGTCGATACTTGACATGTATTTTTCCACATTATTATGTTGATTTTTGAAAAGTTCTTCTGTTTTCTTGGCTTCGGGGAGGTTGAAAAACGCATTTAGGGATTTTGTTTTCATCGAACCGCCATTCGTAATCGTTTTCTTAGTTTCGAAATACTCGAAGATATACTCGCTATTATTTAGGTAATAATTTTTATAGTCTTGTTGATATTTTTTAATTGTGGCGTTGATCTCTTTGATTCGATCTCGGATTTCAAGACACTCTTCAATCGTTGATTTAGGTTTAGCCGATTCTGCTTTTGGTTCTTTTATTTCTTCCGATTGATCAGAATAATGTTCATCACTAGTTCCTTCATCGCCGTTGGCTCCACCACCGCCATTTTTAAGAACACGCCATCGATCTTTTAGGGCGTTTCTTTCATTTTCAAGCTCTGGAATAATTGTATCTTGTATATATTGAAACTCGCCCTGTAATTCTTTGTGCTTGCTATCAAGCGTTGTTATGCTTCGCTCATCAAGAATAATCTTTTTCGGCGGTTTATATTTAAATAATGACATATCGTGATTTCACCACCAACCACCGCCGTATAATAGAAGTTTAGCAATTGTTATTTAATTCGTATTTCTACTATTCTTTTTCGGAAATATGTCAAAATCTGCGATTTTTTTTCTTTTTCAATAGTATAACAAGCATTTTATAATGGGTGGAGGACTTATGCAACTTGTCGCCTATGGCGCCCAAGACGTTTACCTTACTGGTAACCCCCAGATCACTTTCTGGAAGGTTAGCTACAAGCGTCACACGAACTTCGCTATGGAGTCTATCGAGCAGACTTTTAATGGCCAGGCCGACTTCGGCCGCCGCGTGACCTGCACCATCTCTCGTAATGGTGATTTGGCTTACCGCACCTACCTTCAGGTTACTCTCCCCGAGATTAGCCAGGCTTTGAAGAACTCATCTGGTCCTGCTGGCGTTTATGCCCGTTGGCTTGACTTCCCCGGTGAGCAACTCATATCTCAGGTTGAGGTTGAGATCGGTGGCCAGCGCATCGACCGTCAGTACGGTGACTGGATGCACATCTGGAACCAGCTCACCATGTCCACCGAGCAGCAGCGAGGCTACTTCAAGATGATCGGCAACACCACTCAGCTGACCTTCATCACCGACCCCTCCTTCAACGACATCGATGGCCCTTGCGATGCCAACGCTCCTCGCCAGGTTTGCGCTCCCCGTAACGCTCTCCCCGAGACCAC